AGTTTGTATATTAATGTTATTCCAAAGGGTAAATACTTTTTGAAATATATTAAAGGAAAATCCGAAGATAAATACGAACAATTCATAGTAGACCTTTTAAAAAAAGAATACGATTGCTCGGAAAATCAGGCAATTGACTATTTAGAGGTACTATATTCCACAAGAGAAGGTAGAGAATATCTTAAATATGTTTGTGAAAAATATGGTATAGATAAAAAACAAATAACCAAACTGAAGCTTAAAATATAATGCAAGAGCAACCATCAGAAACTTATTGTAAATTTCCATTTATTCACATATGTTCATTGGCAGATGGAACCACAAAACCATGTGGTATTGCAGACTCATTTGATGATGGCCTAAATTTAAATGAACATACAATTGAGGAAGTATATAATTCTCGACAAATGAAGCAACTTCGTAAAGATATGCTTGAAGGTGTGAGAAATAAAGTATGCAATGTATGTTATAGAAAAGATGATGCGGGTGAATATAGTACTAGGCAACTTTATAATGACAATAGATTATGGGAACATCCCGTTGTAAATGAAGATTATAGTGTAGATTCAATTCAACATTTTGATATTCGTTTTTCTAATTTATGTAATTTTACTTGCAGAATGTGTGACCACGGGTCATCTTCAAATTGGTATGATGCATATAAGGTATTCGGCTTTCCAAAACCAACATCAAAGGTTATTAAATTGAGAGAAAATATACTTGAAGATTTAATACCACATATGAAAAACATTAAAAGTTTTTATTTTGCAGGTGGAGAACCATTGATAATGCCCGAACATAATCAAATAATAAAATGGTTATATGAAAATTTACCAATAGATGAAGATGCAGGATGTAGACAATTGAGATTACATTACAATACAAATTTATCTATATTAAAATTTGAATCAACAGATTTAATAAAAATGTGGAAAGGATTTAAAAGAGTATTTTTATCAATTTCATGTGATGGAGTACACGAAGTAGGAGAATATCAAAGAACAGGATGGAATCACGATATATTTGTTGAAAATATGAATACGATTAAAAAAAGTTTTGGGGTATCTTCTACTAGAACCGGTGATAAAAAAAATTCAAGTGAATTAATTTATAATTTTCAATATACAACCACTATTTGGAATATGCATCATATATTTGATTTTATTAAATTTATGAAAAAAAACAAATATATAAAAACTAGTGAAAATATTGACTTTACATATGCATGGTCTCCTGATTATTGTTCTATAAATAATTTTGAACCAAATATAAAGGAAGAAATGGTTAAATTATTCAAAAAAAATATGAGATACATAAAATCTGAAAAAACAAAAGCAGAATTTAATGGTATTCTCAAATTTATGAATACAGAATCAACTGCAAAACCAGAATATGTAAAAGATTGTTCTAAAAAAATGGACATACTACGAGCTCCAATTCAACCACAAAATATTAATTTAATATAATTTGGTAAATCAAATTATTTGTCGTATATTACAGTTATTATGGCAAGAGTATCATTTTCACAATATAGTATGTGGCATAATTGTCCACAACAATACAAATTAGCATACATAGATAAGTTAGGAGAAAGTTCTTCTAATATTCATTCAATCTTTGGTACTGCAATGCACGAAACACTTCAAAACTATTTGGAGAAATGTTTAAGAATATCAAAGTCACAAGCTGACAAAATGATTGACTTACAAGAGTATCTAAAAGAAAGAATGAGAGATGCATATCTTAAAGAAACCGAAGGGGAAATAGGAAATACTACAATATGCACCAAAGAAGAAATGGTAGAGTTTTTAGAAGATGGAAATGTCTTATTAGATTGGTTCCAGAAACCGAAAAACTTTAACAAATTCTTTTCGTTAAAACACGATGAGTTGGTAGCAATTGAACAACCTATAAACACAAAGATTTCGGAGAATGTAAACTTTATGGGTTTCATAGATTTGATTATCAGAGATACCTTTAATGGTAGATATAGAATCATTGACTTTAAGACTTCTACAAGAGGTTGGAGTAAGTATCAAAAATCAGACCCTGTTAAAAGTGCACAAATCTTATTATACAAAAAGTTCTATGCTGAATTACTAAACATTTCCGAAGATGTGATTGATGTTGAATTTATCATTTTGAAAAGAAAGGTAGAAGTAAGAGAGGATATTCCAACACATAGAATCAGTAAACACATACCTGCGAATGGTAAGGTATCGGTGAACAAAGCGTGGAAAGGTTTTACGGACTTTGTAGAGAGTGTATTTGACAAAGCGGGTAATTATAGAACGGATATAGAGTACCCAAAGAACGCAACTAAACTATGTGAATGGTGTGAGTTTTTTCATAGAGGATTGTGTGATAGAGGATTAAAAAATTTAAATTAAACAATATATATTTTAAAAGTTATGGCAAAAAAGAAAATTCTGTTATTGTCGGATGATTTACGAATGGCAAGTGGTATTGCAAATGTTTCTAAACAATTAGTTTTAGGAACTGTTGATAAATACGATTGGGTACAATTAGGCGCAGCTATCAAACATCCCGAAGCAGGTAAAATATTTGATTTAAACGATAGTGTTAGAGAACAAACAGGAGTTCAGGACGCAAGTGTTAAAATATATCCATTTGATGGTTATGGTAATGCCGATGTAATTCGTCAATTATTAATGATTGAAAAACCTGATGCAATCTTACACTTTACCGACCCAAGATATTGGTTATGGTTATATGATATCGAACATGAAATTAGACAATCAGTACCCCTTTTCTTTTATCATATTTGGGATGATTTACCAGACCCTAAGTACAATAGAGATTACTACGAAAGTTGTGATTGGATTGGTGCTATATCAAAACAAACATATGGTATCACGCGTAGAGTTTGGGGTTCGGATAAAGAAAAACATTGGACTAAACCTGAAGCTTGGCAAGTAAGTTATGTACCACATGGTGTCAATTCGGATTTATACAAACCGGTAGAAGTTCCAAAAGATTTTAAAGAAAGTATATTTGGAGATAAAGAATATGATTTCGTATTGTATTGGAATAATAGAAACATTCGTAGAAAACAACCGGTTGATGTTATATTAGCATTCGATAAGTTTGTTGAAGCACTTGCTCCTGAACAAAGAAGTAAAGTATGTTTATTAATGCACACTACTCCTGTTGAAGAACATGGAACAGATTTACCAAGAACAATTGCAGAATGTTGTTCACCTGAAACCAATGTAGTATTTGCACCAAATAGATATTCTGAAGAACAATTGAATTATCTTTATAATATAGGTGATGTAACAATTAATGTAGCATCTAACGAAGGATTTGGATTAGCAACAGCAGAATCAGTAATGGCCGGAACCCCAATTATATTAACGGTTACAGGTGGTTTACAAGACCAATGTGGATTTAAAGACAAAGGTACGGGCAAATTAATAACTGCAGAAGATTATGTAGAAATTGGTTCATTACACGATAGACATAAAAAAGCAGGTGTAGTTTGGGGAGATTGGGTTAAACCTATTTGGCCAGTTAGGTCAACAACAGGTTCAGTACCTACTCCATATATTTTTGATGATAGGGTTGATTTTGAAGATATTACTCCTTTAATTATGGATTGGTATAAAACTCCAAAAGAAGATAGAGATGCAGCTGCATTAAAAGGTAGAAAACATTTTATGGGTGAAGGATTATTAAGTAGAGAAGCAATGTGTAAAGAATTAGTTGATGGTATGGAAGGTGCATTTGAAAATTGGAAACCAAAAGAAAAATTTAAATTAATAGAGTTATAGTATGAAACCAACATTAGTATTTCAGGCACCAGTAGCAACAAGAAGTGGATATGGTGACCACGCGAGAGATTTATTACATTCTCTTTATAAATTAGATAAGTTTGAAATTAAAGTTATTAGTACTCGTTGGGGTAATACTCCAATGGATTCACTTAATTATGACAATCCATTTCATAAGTGGATAGTTGATAGCATTATTCCAAAAGTAGAACAAAAGCCTGACATTTATATTCAGGTTACTGTACCAAATGAATTTCAACCAGTAGGACATTATAATATTGGAATTACTGCAGCAATCGAAACAACACATTGTCCATTAGATTGGATACATGGTTGTAATAGAATGGATTTAATTATAGTACCATCCGAACATTCAAAAAAGAGTTTAGTGGGTACGGTTTATAATGAACAAGATAATAATACAAAACAATTAATAGCACAACATAGAATTCAAAAACCAGTTGAGATTCTTTTTGAAGGATTTGATGAAATAGATTTTGGAACCGATGCGGTGGCACATATTTCTGAATTAGATGCAATAAAAGAAGATTTTGCATTTCTATTTGTAGGCCATTGGTTAAGAGGTGATTTAGGTGAAGATAGAAAGAATGTGGGAATGATGATTAAAACATTCGCAATGGCATTCAAAAACGAAAAGGTTAAACCAGCACTAGTTCTTAAAACCAGTTCAGCAGGATTTAGTGTAATAGATAGAGAAACTACTATTAAAAAAATTAGAGAGGTATTAGGAAAAGACTATAAATCAGTTCCAATTTATCTTTTACATGGTGACTTAACCCCATCAGAAATGAATGGTTTAT